TCGAGCAAAGATATCTGCTGTTGTCTTTGTTGTATATAGTTCTCTATAAACATATAAATAGTTATCATGGTCAATAGCAATCCATAAACAACAAGCAGGAGAAGAATAACCCCAGTCACAAGCACGAAACTTAATCCAGTTCCTAGGTATCTCAAAAGGTTGTATAACATGAATATCTTTATTAAACTCTGGAAATGCAGAACCTTCAAAAGCTTCCCAATCTCCTTCTAAAAATTGTTTTCTTTGTACATCTGGCAATGATGATAGCATAACCATGTAATCATCTGTTTGCATAAGATATGGATTATCTTGTAACTTTGCCGATATAAATTTTTTTGTTATTCGCTTAACACCTACAGGTGTTTCTATCTCTACAGTAAATGGTGTATTTGGTTCTTCTGGTTCAACAAACATTTCTTTAACCCATGTTGAGCCAACATTACCCGGATTGCCTGTTGCTCTCATAAATACAGGTATTTCTGGGTCTACACTACGAAGTGATGAACGTAAAAAGTTATATATATCTGGAGTTGGAAATTGAGGTAATTCATCAATACCAATCCATGTATAAGATTGTCCTTGGTAACGAAGTACATCTGTTAGATTTTCTGCATAACCAAATTCAATTCTAGCACCGGAAGGAAATCGCCATTCTTTTTCTTGTTCTCTCCACTTTGCTCCTATAAATGCTCTAGGATATAAGCGTTGTGAGTGTGAGATTAAATCTCTAAGTTCTGGCATTGAACGTCTAAGAAGCAATGCTCTATGATGCTGTTTATGACAATATCGCAAAGGGTCAATAAGCATAGCGTAGGATTTACCTCCACCTCTTGCTCCACCATAAAATACTTCTTGTTCACTTGCCGCAAGAAACTGTGTTTGAGGCCCTTCATTAGGTTGAAAGATAATTTCTTTTTCTGCTACAACATCCTGTATACTAGGTGCTAAGTCTTCTAATTTATCTTCTTCAACAATTTGTGAATTTTTTCCTACAAGGACATCTTCTATTTCTTTTAAATTCTTTTTCTTTGTTTTAGCTTTTCGTTGAGCTAGTATATATTTTTCTCTAGCCTTTTCTACTTTTTTCTTTTCTGCATTTAATGTTCTTGTTGCAGATTTTTTTGCCTTAACAAATTTTTCTTTAAGAGTTTGTGTTTTAGCTGATACTGTTGTTGTTCTTTTCCTACCTACTTTTTTCTTTTTAGGAGGAGCAATATCATCTACCATTTTCTACTTAAAATTTTTCTTAGACCCATACCAGTTACTTTTCTACCAGTCTTTCTAAACATCCAATCTGCTACTTCTCTATAAGAAGAACTTTGAATATATTTTCTTGCCTGTTCAATAGCATCTATTTCATCTTGAATAGGTTCTAAAAAATCTGGGTCGTTAGATTGTTTATACCCAAAGGGTATTACTCTTGATTTTCTTTTACGAAGAAGAATCTTCTCCTGCTCCTCCTTCTTTGGGAGGGAGAATAAAGATTCCGGAGATTGATTTGAGATTGACATCTAATTTTTCCTTTTTTGTTAATCCTACTCTATCGAGTATTTGTTTAGCCGCCTCAACTCTGATACTAGCACCGGGTACACTTCCATCTTCATCCATTGCTTTAACTAATCCCATAGTTGCTTTTGGTGAGTACGAAGCCATTACCTCTTCTGCTCTTTGTAATATTTCATCCTTTAGTGACTTAACTACTTTTGGATATGAATGTTCTGAATAACCTGCTATCTCTCCTGCAAGTTTTGGACTGCCATTGGCTTCTCCAAATAATGCATTAAGAAATGTCTTTTGTTGGTCTGTTAGTTCTTTTGTTTTTTCTTGTGTTACTAGGTTCATCTTTAAATAATTTCATCCAATCAAGTCTAGGGCCATAATATATTGCTTTGCATTTTTGACCTTTCCAATCACTTTGCCAATACCATTGCCAATAGTATTTTACTTCTTTTTGTTTGCTTGACAAAATTTAGCCGCCGATTCTCTACTACCAAAACCCCATGCTTTTAATGCTAGTGCATAACGAGTAGGTCTTCCTTTAGAATCTTTCATCGAACCTTTCATACCTGCAAATCTACAGGCAAAAGAAATTCTTCGTGGATTCTTTCCTCTTTTAACAGGTGATTTTAAATTACCACCATCTTTTGATTCAAAATGTTTTCTTCCTGCCTCATTTAATCCACCTTTAGGGTTTCTATGTTTTTTAAGAACCATTATGCTTTGGCTACTTTTTTAGCTTTTGCTGATAACTCTTTAAAGTGAAATAATTTTTTAGAACTGGCTGTATGTGTTTTACCAGTATGTAATGTGCCATCTTTCATTTTGTGTGTAGCACCTTTCCATTCTTTTCCATCTTTTGTATAATGTTTTACACCCTTCATGCTTTTGCTTTATTTTTTTTACTGTTAGGAAACCCTGCTTTCATATTAGCATATGATTTTTTTGTTATTGTTGATTTTGCTTTAGTTCTACTAATACCTAATTTTTTTCTTCTATTAATATTTGCATATAATCCTTTTCCTACCATTTAATCCTCCAAGTTATTTAACCTCGGCAACCACCACAGCTTCCGCCACAATATTCACACATCATATTTTATATCCATTGATTTTTTTGTTTAGATTTTTCTCTTCGTTCCTTAGACCATTCTGGTACTTTTTTTATTATACCTAGTTTTTCTTGTTCATCTCTTTCTTTAAATCCTATTTCTGCAGATTCTAAAATTGTTTCTCTTGCTTTATCTTCTTTACCACCATTATCAGAAATAGTAGATATATTAGGAGCAGTAATAACCAGTTCTACAAAGGGGTCTCGACAAGGCCACTTTCTTTTATGTACTGGTAGGTTTTGTGTAAAATGCTCTTTCTTCTTTTTATTATAATATTGATATGTTGGCATTAGTCCTTCTTATAATATGGTTTTGGTTTCCCTCTAAAATTTTGTATAACATAACCAATAGGTTTACCTTTAGGTTTAGGTACTTTAGTATTTTTTGCTGAAAACAAATTAGCTTGAAATTTTCTAAGGGCTATTGCCGCTTTTTTCTTTTCAATAGCTAACTGTCTTTTTGCTTGTTGTTTAGCAGTTAATCCCTTTGCTTTTGGAATTACCTTTTTAACATTTTTTACTAACCCATGGTTTTTTGCAACTTGCATAATAGCGGCTTTGCCATATTTTTTTAAAGCCGCTCTTATTCCAAACTGTGCTATAAATTTAATTATAGTTAGCATTAGTCTTTTAGATTTCCAAACCCACCAAGTTTAAATAATTTTCTAAACTCTTTAGGATTTTCTTTTTTCAATTTATTAATACGAACTTGATACTCATTACGACCATCACCAGATTGTATTTTAGTTAACTTATCTTTCTGTTTAACTAATGCTCTGATTCTAGATTCGTAAGTATCCATTCTATTATTATAAAGTTTTCTATCATCTAGACTTTGCTGTGCCTTTATTTTTTTTACTGCGGCATCTTTAGACCTTCTAGCAAATTCTAATGCACCTTCGCCTCTACCTGTTCCACCAATTGATTTCTTAGGGTCTGGGCTAGGTTTATCTTTTCTTTTAATAGTAATATTATTACTTTTATCTTTTTTAGATAAAGCCGCAATAATACCTGCCGCACCAATTCCACCACCAACAATTATTGGTAGTATACTTTTAGGTTTACCTTTAACAACTGGTTTAGGCTTACTTACAGGTTTAACTGGTTTAGGCTTACTCTTAGGATTAACCTTTGGTTTAGCTGTTTTTACTGGTTTAGTAATAGGCTTTGGTTTAGACTTAGAACTAACCGGTTTTGGTTTATTTCTAGGTTTTGTCTTAGTTGCCTTAGTAACTGGTTTAACTTTAGTTGGTTTTGGTTTAGTTCTAGAAACAATTTCTTTAGGTTTACTTTTTGATGTAACCTTTGGTTTAGTCTTTGTAACTGGTTTTGGTTTAGTTCTAGGGTTAATAGTCTTAGGCTTACTCTTAGAAGTAACTTTAGGTTTAGCCTTTGTAACTGGTTTAGGTTTAGACCTAGGGTTAATAGGTTTCGGTTTACTTTTTGATGTAACTTTAGGTTTAGCCTTAACAATAGGTTTAGGTTTACTCTTAGCTATAGTTTTTCTATCTTTAGCTTTTACTTTAGACGCAATGTTTTTAGCTTTTGCTGTCTTTGCAACATATTTAACTTTAGACCTTGCTTTAACATTCTTAATGGATTTAACTACTTTTACATTAGCAATTACCTTTGCTCCATATTTAGCCGCCGCTTTCTTTACTCCGTTTTTAATAACATATCTTGCTATTACAGGTATAGCCACTCTTCCAATTGTTGTTGCAAGAAGGTATCCCCCATATAATAATGGTATCGCCATTTTAACCTCTCCTCATTTTGCCGGTTGATGTTCTCCTAAATGACCTGTTTTTAGACCTTGGCACAACCCTCAAATTGTGTGGTCTGTTGTCACTTGGATTTGCGTTAACGTGATGAACATCTTTACCACTACCTTTCTTTACTAAGCCATTCTTTTGCATTAGTCTTCGAGCTTTGTCTCGGGATGTTCTTTTTGCTATTGCCGCAGGTTTCCCTTGGTAATTAGCGTATTCTTTCTTATAGTTTCTTCCTGTAGACTTATTACGCATTCTCTTTCCTGTTGCAGGATTAAGAACCATTATCTACCACCATATCTGTATTTAGCTTTTCGTAAAGGTCTAGCCCCTTGTTCAGCTTTACCTAATGGTGTCTTCCTTGTTCTACTAATAGGTCTATTTTGAAACTTCTTCTTCGCCATTGCTGTAGGTAAATCCTTTGCAAATGGGTTAACAACCCTAGTCTGCTTTGCAGTCTTGGGGTTTTGTCTCTTTGACCTTAGTGTTCTTTTAATTACTTTGCCTACCATTACTTTTGATGTATTAATCCTCTACCTTCAAACCACTCTTTTCCGTAGTTTACTGTTATTTCTTCACCTTTTTGTATGTCTTTCTTTGCTTTGAATAGTAATACACCCTCTTGTTTTGTATCTATCTCATATTGAGCATTGTTTTTAGGGCTAGAATTGTACATACTTCCATATCCAAATGCTACTGCATAGCAATGGTCATCAAAATCAAACACATAATCAAGCATTTTGCCAAGAATGTGTTCTTTATATACTGCTATAAATGGTGCTTCTTCTATTACTTGGCCTTTTTTAAAGGGTTTCTTTGCAAAAACTCCTCTAGAGCCTATTTTTGAAAATCCTACTTGTATATCCTTTATGCACTGCAGGTTAGACATTCCTCATACTCCTCAATTATTGGTTGTTTGGGTGTACGGGGTGTAGTTTCAGTTTGTTTTTCTGTATTTTTTAGTTTGTAGTTCTCACTTCTTAGGGCAGTTCTATCACTATAGGCTTTTTCAAGCTTATCATACAGGTAGTTTTTGTCTTCTTTTAAGGATTGTATATCCTTTTGAAGAATATTGACTGTTTTTGTTAATTCTGTAATCATTTCGTTTGTTGTCATTGAAGTCTCCCTGTGTGTTGAGTATAGATACCACTGGGAAAACTATATCCCATTGGTGTTATGTTTGTGGAACTCCTATTTCGTGCTGTGGTGAGTTCCATCCCCACCAATGGAATTACATATATATTCTTTTAGCGTACAGCCATATATGTAATCATTATTGTGTGTGCTTTATTGCCTTAAAAAAAATATATATAACCTCTATTATAGCAACTATGAGCAACTTGTCAAGTATTATTTTTATTTTTTTATTATTTTTTTCTTGACAAAATGGTATATGACTGTATAATAGAGGTACACCCCTAAAGGGGGCCTTAACGTATATAAGGTAATATTAACCCTTATAATATAGTCACCAATAATGGTACAGAATACCACATAAATTCCTAGCAATACAGCCCCTAAAGTAGTTTCAATTGATATTTAGCATTTCTCCAGTGTTGTTGTATATATATTAGGTAGGTAGGGGGGGTGGCACCTGCAGGGGCTTGGAACTCTCTCCGAGGGAACTATAAGAATCCATAAAAATATCCCACAGAATAACACCTGGCATATTTCTAAAGTTATATTTAAATATAAAACTAAACATTCATATATAAATAATTGTAGTTTCAACTTTATGAATAGGTAAGGTAAGATAAAAATTTGTATCTAATAAGTTTCAAATATACTTAATGCATTCATATATAAAACTAAATATTTACTAATGAATAACTAAAGCTTGTTTAAATCTTGCGTCAGATGACGCATAAAAATATATTAAATATTTGTTGTTGTGCCTTCCAAATCTAAAGTAGTATTGCGTTAATGCGTCAGTATGTTAATGTATCCTTAGATAAAAAAACTAGAAATTATTATCAGAGATATGAAAATTATTTCACTTAAATTCTAACAAGTATTATCTTGCTCTTT